ACCCTTGTTGTCCATCACTAGAACAGACGTAGTGCCGTTGGTCTTGGTGCCGGGTGCCTTCTTGAGGGCGATTGCAGAGGCTATCTGGTTCACGTCACCGCCCTGAACGACCACGGCCATCGAGTGCGGCGGCATGCCGTTCGCGTCCGCAACGTCATCGTCATTCTGGTATGTTGCCAGATCCGTGACACCGTTGATGGCGTCGACCGCCGCGAAGATCCCCTCCAGGACGGTCATCGCTGGCAGAGCAGTGGATCTCGATTGCCTCACTCTGAGCGTTGCATCCTTCTCGACCGGAAGTCCAGGACTCGCCACGTTCGCACCATTCGAGACGGTCTGCCATCCCATGGTGGGAGTCAGGATCACCGTCAGGGTATTGACATCGGCCGGCGTGGCCCCGGCCACGGTGGCCGTTGCCGTGGCCGTGACCGTGCCGTCGAGCCCGATGGTCACCAGTGGCGGGAGTGCCCACTGAGTACTGAGGTTCTGGTTGTCGCCGATCACGCCATTCACGATCGGTGTCCCGACGGTGCCAGTCAGCACGACAACGCACTGACTGTTCGTGGCCACGAGGCGACGAAGTCCGTTGAGCTTCACGAGGCTCGACAGACCCACGCCACGCGCTGTCACCGGAGAGAACGAGTTGTAGACGTCGATGGCGGCACCGCCACAATCGAAGATAGCCTGAGCAATGACAGCGAGAAACTGCCCGTCCTGACTGTCGTCATCCAGAACCGCGTCGGATCCGTAGATCGAGAAATACGCAATCTTCAACTGCTGTAGAATATCCGAATAGTCCGAGCCGGTGATACCGGCGTCGGAGATGATCGGGGCCAGAGTCGCCATCAGGCACTACCTCCAAGAGTGACATCCACGTTGATGGGCTCAACGCTGTAGATCGTCTGAACAAGGGCCTGCACCGACAGGGACCTGTTGACGGAATTGGCAGAGCTGCTATATGTGATGATGCTCTTGACTCCCTGCGTCTGGAGAATGCGAGTCTGGATCGCCAGATCATAGATCTTGCTCACCGCGCCCTTCACCAGGATCTGTTGAAGCCAAGGTGTGCCGCTATCTTTATTTAGATACCACTCGCCCTGCAGCAGACCGAGACGCGTCTGTATCGATTGACGCACGGTCTCTGGCGAGTTCACCAAGAAATTCCCGACGCCGCGACCGAACGTGTAGTCACCATTGGCATCGAGTGCTCTGTACCTCATCAGAATGGTCCCGTGTTTCCGCCCTGCGGATCCGTGTGCACGTGGTTCTTCACGGCCTTGCCGGCAACCACCACGTCCGTATCGCCAGTGACCGTGCCACTCACGTGAATATCGCCGGTCACCACTCCGGTCGGCCCCGCGCCGCCCGCCGCGCTGAACGTGCCGGTCATGTGAGTGACCGGGGCATCCAGCACGATCTGCGCCATCGCCTTGAGCGTCACTGTGCCGGTGTTCTTGTTCACGTCCACGTAGTTCGTGCCATCATCGCTTCGCAACTGGGCACTAGTCGCGCTGATATTGTTGAGCTTGCGCGCCTGGGACCTGAACCCCGGTATGAAGAACCCGTCGCTCAGGTCGTGCATCCTGAGCTCCGCCTGCGGCTGCACGCCGCCGCTCTGCCACCACGCGTCGATGCAGCGACACGAGAACGATATCAGGCCCTCGTCACCGGCCGCCATGGGAAACGTGGCCGTGTAGCCACCACCACCGATGAACTGGATCGGAACGTCGACGCACAGCGGCAGGTTCTTGAACGTTCCCTTGCCGGTCTTATCGTAGACCATGACCTGCACTGCCGGCTGCACCTCGCACGTCATCGCGTCCAGGTTCACCGACTGCAGGATACCCGGCAGGGAAGTCCATATCTGCGCGTTGTTGCCTCGCAGTGCAGACTTGACCGCGACCTGCAGACTGTTGATTCTCTCATTGTTCTGCATCAGCCGGCCACCGCCACCTTGCCGGCACCCGCGCTCGAGTCCACCGACAGGCACGTCAGTCTGGTCTCGAACGTGTTGCCGCGATTATCTCCCTCGTGCTCCCTGACCAGCACGCGATACACGCCATCGGAGCTCTTGCTCGCCACCAGATTGATATTTCCGTACGTCGGAAACGCGCCCTGCTGATTGACCTTGGTCGTAGCGATATCGGCGTTGTTCAGCTTTATTCTCGTCCCCACCTTGATACCGGGGTTCAGCAGACACCTGACCTCGATCCCGTCGTTGGTATTCTCGGGCACCCCGAGCATGCCAGTCTCCGAGTTGATCACGACGATATCCCCCGGCAGGTAGCCGTCGTCCTTGACCATGTTCACCTTGCCGTTCTCGACAAACCACGACGTGTTCGTGCTCTTCGCAATATCGTTCATCTGCTCGCGAGCCATTCCGAACATCACCTTGCCCCTCGGCAGCGTCCCCCCGGTTCCCAGGTTGTCTGGAATGCTGCCCTGCTTCGCGCCGCTCGCCTGAGCAGCCTCGATGACCGCGCCGACACGATCCTTCGGCGTGCTACCGGCCGCCAGCGTCTTGCTCACCAGCGTGAAATTGTAGAGCTCGTCCAGATCAGACGCGAAGATGTCGATGTAGCTGTCGATGGCGTTCTCCGCCCCTTTCTTGGTCTGCACGATCGTACCGTCAAATATCACACCGGGACCCGGATCCACGTATCCGGCCTGCAGCGAAACGTGATCAAACTCCTTCTGGATCTGGTTCGCCGTGTCTGCAGAAAGGTTCCACACTCTGATGACCGCGGTCGGTGGCGAGTCACTGTCCGGCGCGAACACGTGAAACTGAATGTGCATCTGGGACAAGTCGATGCCCTTGCCGCCCTTCGACGTGATCAGATTCACAGCTCTTCCGTACTGCTGGCTCATGTCACGAAGAACAGGTGGCTCTGGGAGCCGAGGTTCGAGGAGGTCGGGGGTGCGCCGACGTCGAAGTCCGTGGTGACGATGAGCTGACCACCGAGATCGAGATACCCGTACTGTGAGAGCAGGTCCTCACCGGTGATCAGCGGGATGCCGTTGATGATCGGCACATCGTTCTGGTCATTGATGTCGAGGGACCAGAACTGCCCGTGCTCGATCCATCGCACGGTCAGGTTATACGTTACACCTGCCAGAGCGATCTCGAACCGCTGTGGCATGCTGATGAGCGGTATCTCGAAGGTTGCCATCAGAACAGCAGTGGTGTCTTGATGACCGGCAATTCGGATCTCTCCACCACGCTCTTGGTGCCGGAGTTCACGGTCGCGGCATTGTTGACTGGGCTCTTCATTCCAGATGGATCTCCACTTCCGCTCGACACGGTCTGCGTGTTGGCGATGAGAATTTCCTGGCACTCGAAGGTGGCCGAGAGCGCGTACTCGGTCTTCTCATCGGTAATCACGCTGAGGCGACGAATGAGCATGTTGTTGTAGATGCGCTTGCCGGTGGTGATGCTGAACGGCACGAGCGATGCCTGAAGTGCGAGCATCGCGTTGTAGACCAGTTGCACGTAGAACGGATTGCCGAGCGCAGCGCCGCTGGAGTTCGACCATCCGGCCTTGATGACCACCGTCGCCGGCCTCTTGAACGCGTGATCAGTGATCGACGCACCGCGCTCCACCGGGTGATCCGTGATGACCACCTCGTCCGTATGGTCCTCCTCGATCGTCACGTCGGCGATGAACCCACCGATGTTGCGCTGCAGGAACAGGATCGGGGACAGCAGTCCCTCGACCACGCCGGCGACGAAGCTGATCGATGCTGGTAGAAAGATGCTCAATGGAACAGACTCGCCGTGTTGCGCGTGAGATCACCATTCACCCGCTTCTGCGCGTCTGTTGCCAGATCGGCTGCTCGGTGAGGATCACTCACGCCGTGGATGTTGACCTCGGTCTTCTGATTGATGCTGGCACCGCCAGAACCGCTACCGGAGATGAGCAGAGCATCGGCCGAGTTGCCGCGCAGCGCGGCCTGACCCTCGACATCGGCGGGTCGCTCGTACATCTTCGACACGACCGAGCCGGCCTCTCGAGCGGTTCGGGCATTTCGCAGCGCGTTGCCGGCCAATTTCTCCTTGCCCTGCGTCATCTCGTAGTGCACGAACTCCATCTGCTCCTGCAGAGTACTGTCCTTGATGCTGTGACCGGCCCATCGCGCAAAGTTCGCCTGACGATCCGGATGCCACTGCGCGAGACCATAGGCCTCGCCTCCGTCACCGACCGACCTCGGGTTCAGGCCACTCTCCGCGTGCAGATTGGCCGCGATGCCGGCCGCCTGCTCCCGCGTCCAGCCCTTCGACACGTAGAAGTCGATCGCGCTGTTCGCGTTGTTCGCCTTGGCCCCGGCCCACGGCGCGGCCTCGCCCGGGTCCTCGATCCCAAGCTTCTGGCGAAGCCACGTGCGGGCACGGTTGCCGGTCTGGGAGTCGTGCTTCATGGCACCCGCCAGCCCAAGCGCCATGCCAGCAACCCCGCCCCCCTTGAGCAGGCGACCCGGCAGGCCACTCAAAACGCCAGCCCCTGCGCCAGCCGCCCCCACAATGCCCAGCGCACGCAGGAGCGCCATAATGGGCACCAGAGCAATCCGCACGCCGCCCGCCGCTATGGCCAAGGTGGCAAACTGCCCGGCGAGGCCGCCCGTGGTGACGTTGAACTCCCCGAACTTCGTGATGCCCATCTCGACCCAGTCCAGGGTCTTGTTGGCAGCAGGCAGAAAGTCCAGCGCGATACGGTCCTTCAGGAGACCAAAGTTGTCGCTCACTGTGTTCAATTTGCGACCATACTCCGTGAACCTGCGCGCCGCGTCGTCGACGTTGATGCCCATACGCTTCTGACGCTCGATGCTCGCCTCCTCCTCTGCGCGGAGGCGGTCACGATTGTCCCACATCTGCTTGAACGCGCCCTCCTCCATGCCACCCATGGCAGCGATGCGAGCGGCGACGAAGTAACCCTGCTCTCCAAACTGAGCCTTGGTCCGGTCGACGAGCTGACCGATGGCCTTGCTCGCGTCCGCGGTGTCGATGCCCATGCCGCGGAACATCGCTCGGACACCGGGGTTCATGCGCACCGCGCCGGCAAAACTCTCGACTGCGGATCTGGCCTGATCAGCGCTCAGTCCGATCTGCGTGAAGCCGAACTGCTGTGCCTTGAGGTTGGATACCGTGCTGCCGGCGCGCTGCGACACGTAGTAGAGATTCTCGTAGTGCCGCGCCACGCGCTCGACAGCCACCCCGATCTCGAGCGCGGTCGCCACCGACACCGCCCCGAGTTCGGCAATGTTCTTCCCGGACTGAGCGACCTTGGACTGGAATCCCTTCCAGCCATTGTCGTCAATCTTGAAGCCGAGCTGGATCAGGTAGGATTGAAGGACGTTGGCCACTATTTCTCCCTCGCTCTGCGATCATTCTCCGCGCGTATGTCAATAGCATCGTTCATGCGCGCGAAATCGATCAGGTGCAGTTGACGATCACCCATCATCGCCTTGTAGTGAGCCACCACGCCGGCGAGCACTGGTCGCATCAGCCAGTCTTCCGGGTGCCGGACCCACTCGACGCCGGCTTTGCGGCCGGCTGCTCTGTCGAGTTCGAGTGGGGGTCGGAGAAAAAATCAATGAGTCTGTTCTGCACCAGGATCTCCCACACGATGCGGAGCACCACGGTCATGCGAACATCCTGGTACATGATCTGACCATTGACCATGACCGGGAGCCACGCCGCATTCTCCTCGCGCAGCACGCCGCTCAAGCACGTCTGAATGATCTCGTCCTTGACCTGACGGGACAGACCCATCTCGCCAGTAAGAGCAGTGAACGCCTGCGGAAACTTCGCCGCGAGCTTGGTCTTATCTTCCTGAAGGGACATCAGCGACAGTATGGGGGAGATGGTGCTCGCGAGTGCGAACTCCTGGAATACATCGAGTTGGGGGAGACGGTACTTGTGACCGTTTATCTCGGTTATCATTGGACGCTCCTTGTTAGTTGCTTCTGCGACGGGTAGAGGTTTCCACGGCCCCGCTAGTTCGGCGCTCTTATTGAGTCGTCTTTATCGCCGAAAGACAAAATTCTACGCTACTGGTGTACCGGATCCCAGCAGCGTCTCCACGTTGCCCACGAACGTCCACTCGTTCATGTTGCCGTCCTTGGCGTACACGATATCCGGCAACTTGGTGAACGCCATCTGCGTACCGAGAACAACGTCCCCACGCTGCACGTCGGAGATGCGGAGAACATTCTGGCCCCACAGCCCCGCGTTCGTCTTCTGGGCATTATACATGCCCATGAGAAGAGCGTTCGTCGGACTCGTCTTGAGCAGGCGAATGGACATGTGCCCGAGGTTGCTGGCTCGCAGGCTCTGCATCACCTGCCCATCGGCACCCACCTTGTAGTCACCCTTCTCCTCGACCATGGACACCGTGATGCCCTCCTCCGAGCTACCAGAGCCGGCACCCACGTTCACGTTGCCCCCCGGTCCGATGAGAGAGCCCTGGATATTGAGAAAACTATATGCCGTAGCTGCCATGATCTGGTCCTCAGTTGTTCACGTTGATGACGACGTTCGCAGTGTTGATGGCACCCGCCAGCTTGGCGGCGACCTGGAACGCAACGGACTTGCGCGCGGCCCTATCGGCCGGAGCCTGGAGCGCGATCGGGGGTGCGTAGACGTAGAACCCCTTGGGAAGCGTGTCCCCGGTCTTGAGCTGACCAAAGCCGGACGCGTTCCACACGCCTGCGCCGAGCAGACCATTGGCGACACCCTGCGCGCAACTGCTCTCGATGCTCGCCGCCAGAATGGCGTTGCCGGCGTCTGTCTGCGGGATCTTGGTGGTCGATCCGTACAGAACGTTGAACAGGTTGGTCTGGATGAACGACACGAGCCAGTCGACACCTATGATGGTGTCGACGAACTGACCAGAGGGGCAGATACCGGTCTCGAGGATCGCAGTTCCATTGTTGTACGCCACGAACACGTTTCCGTTGTTCGCCTCGAGAGCGTTGACCTGCGAGAGAGTCAACTGCTCCGGTGTCACGCCCGGCTCCTGCTTATACATCAGGCTCAGGGCGGTGTTGCTGCCGTTCCAGTTGGTCGTGAGGATGCGCGCGAGCGCGCTGACCACGGCATACGGGTCGGTGCTGCTGTACTGCCACATCCCGTTGTTCGCTGCCTGCTGCTTCAGCAGGTAGCCGATCGACGTGGTCTGCGACGGCACGATCTCGTTCGGGTCCTGCGACGTGACTCCGTAGAAGTGCAGGTTCGTACTGGCGTTGATGAACGCCATGACGGCCACGTGGTCCGCGGACACCGCGCTCGGGATCACCAGCCCAAACCACAGATTGCTGAACAGGTTGTCCATGATCGTGACTGCCGCGAGGGCAGTCTCCGCGGCGATGCCGTTGGCCACGTATGCCCCCGAGCCGGCGATGAGCGCCGCAGGGGTCGCGGCGTCCGTTCCGGAGCCACCCACGAGCGTCGCACCGCTGGGCGCGGCCACGCTGGCAGCGAGCGTGAAGGCGTTGCCACCGACACCGGTCACCTTGCTCACGACGTAGAGCTTGGTCGCATTGCTGCTGTACGTGGCCTGAGAGATGTTGGCGTCCACCGATGCGTTGGCGAATGTCGCGAGCGCGGCGAGCGTGAGAGGCAGCGTGCCGGCGATCTGGACCTGATTGCCGACCGGAGCGCCGGCCACGAACGTGACCACGGTGCCGTTCAGGGTCACGGTGGCGTTGGCGAGCGGCTGCACCGCGAACGTGATGTTGCCGCTGGCGCGCGGCGGCGTGAACAGGCTGACGGAGCTCGTGGCTCCGGTCGTTCCGCTGGTCGCTACGAATCTCTGATTGACCGCGTCCCACGTCACGGTGGCACCGGCCGCGCCGGCTGCGATCAGCGCCGCCTGGATCACGCCGGCCACGCCGTTCATGTTGGCAGAAGCGCCGAAGTTCAGTCCCTGCAGCGAGATCGGTACTCCATCGATGTACACGAACGCCGCGCCGGCCACGATGGCGTTCCAGACAGTCATGGACTGGTTCGCGATACTGACGGCTCCTCCAACGAGCTGCCCGTTGCTCGCGGTCTTGGCCCACCGACCGATGATCAGGCTGGTCGGCTGCGGAGCCTGCCCGAACCAGTCCACCGCCGCCTTGTACTCCTCGGCAGCAGTGCCGAAGTCCGTAGCGATGGCGGCGAGACTGCTGTACTGCCGCATGCGCGCGGTCACGTCGATCACGGTGCTCGTGCCGAGGATCATGCACGAGTTGAAGTTCGCCTGCTGAGCCAGCGCCGGCGACAGCACGACACTTGCATTGATCAGGCGAGAGATAGGAAGCGCGATGGCCATCTGGATGTTCTCCGCTAGTTGTGTGCGAGGACAGGAACCGGCGGAAGGCCGGTGTCGGTGTAGACAGTGCCGACGGCACTCGTGATATTCGGCACGCCATAGGTGCGCGTTACCGCGCGTCGCAGGCGGAAGGGCAGATCGACCCGATAGAGCCAGCGCTGCTTGAGCAGCGATGGGACCACGACCTCCGGCTCGCACCCGACCAGACCGAAGCTTGCGAGAGTCAGCGGCTCAAGATTATCTGGCACCATTACTCCATCACGGAGTAATGATGCCAGAGACGCTGCCTGACCATTGGTGCCGAGGTCGTAGAACGAGCATAGCACCGCGATCTCCTCGTGGCGCTGAAGTGTCGTGCCAGTCCCGTCCGGTAGCGCGGCCACGTATGGATAGGTGTCCGACTCGTCCACGCCCTGCCTGAACGCCATCCAGGCCACACCGCTCTCCGGTATGACAGGGGGCTCGCTCTGGTCGTAGGGACGGATCAGGGTCTGGTCCAGGTTCGCCGCGCCGATCACTCCGAACATCCACTGCTGGAGGAACCTGTTGAGGTCCTGTCCCTGAAGCGGCCCCGCGCCGGTTGGCTGAAGATACGTCACGGATTGCTGTCCTCGAACTCGATCTGGCTGCACTCGGCCTTGAAGAACCCCGCGCCGTAGTCCGACCACGGCTCGAGAACGCGAACGAGATAGTGCGTGCCGTCCCACAGGATGAGGTCCGGCTGGTACTTGACACCGCCGACATCCCTGCCCGCGTTGAAGATCGGCGTGGTGGTCCACACCGTGATGCCGTTGCTGGCGGTCGTGTACATCTCCTCCCGGATCGTGGCGTTCTCGCCGAGAGGCTGCACGGCGCCGATCACCTGGATGCTGACGTTGACTGTCGTGCTCTCGCCGTACTGGTTCACGGTCTCGGTGCGCCGGACGATCGTGAAGGACTGCTGCGCGATGTCCAAGCTGGAGAGGACATCAGTGACGTCGATGAGAGGCATCTACTTGAGGATCCCGTCTAGGATACCGGGCTTCTTGTCCGCCACGATCGGCGTGTCCTTGGCGTGCACGCGCTCGGGTCGGTGGTTGCCGGCGATGAGGTTGTCGTGACTGTGCCCGCTACTCGGGCTTTGACTATCCTCCTTCGCCCTCGCCTCGGTGGGAAACGGTCCATACTGACGACCAGTCTTCGGACATGTCCAGTAGAATCCATCTGCCTTCCTGGTGATTGCGGCGTCCCGCACACGCCTCGGAGCCGGATGAATATAGATATCAATGCGACCCATGGTGCTCAGCTCCTGTGAATGTAGATGCGCGGCCCGCGCGCTCGGTCCTTGGTCTCTGGCTTCGGCTCCGGCACGTCCAGCTCCTCGTCGTAGTCTTCACTGCACTCCGCCAGCGTGCCGTCCGGCCGCAAGCCGGGAGGTGAATCGTCGTTTGGGCGAATGGTCTTCTCATCGGCCATCGATCTCCTCCATCGTGATCTTGTTGCCCTCACGAGCCGTGATCTTGAACCGGGTCCCTGACTTGAAGAGAACCTCCTTCTCGTCGGGATGCGATGATATGTCCTCGATGTCCCTGCCGGTCTTGCTGTGGATCACGAACTGCAGATCACCGGCCCACGTGCTGGAACTCTTGGAGGTGGACATGAATCCCTGCTCCACGAACACCTTGCCGGGCTGGTACAGCGCAGAAATCTCTGTGCTCACGGACACCTTGCGGTACACCTTTCCGACATGCGCCGGCAGCTTGTCCAGCGCACTGTTCAGCGCGTTGGCGTGCTTGAATGTCGCCTCGTCCATCACGCCAGCGCGCAGTTCCTTGTTCGTTTTCTTGTAGGCAGACCCGCTGTACGCCACGATGTGAGCGCACTCGCCCGGGGACATCTTAAGACCGAGGGACGCGACCTTCTTCTTGGCAGAGGCGGTCCAGCTCTTGGCGTTGCTCTCGCTGCCCAGCGACACCAGATCATTGAAATCCGCGACCTCCTGCGGCGTGAACTGACCAGACGCAGGTTTTGGTAGCTCGGCCTTCATCACGGCCTGAGCCTGAGCCTGCACGGCCGGCGCGTAGCCCGCGTTCGCCTGCGCCACCGTCTTGATCGCCAGAGGATTTCCAACGCCGTACTTCTTGGAGTGCTCGGCCGCCTTGCCGGCGATCTCGGCGGCCTTGGTCGTGTCACCTTTCTTGATGAGCGCCGCGTGATGCTCCGCGAAGGACTCAATGATCTTGTGCTTTATCAGAATTCGATACTCACTCGGAGTATTCGGATCCTTCAGCAATGCCCGAAGATTCACGCGCTCTGCGCTCGACCCCTTGATCTTCGCGCTCAGCGCCTCGTGCACCTTCTTGGCATGTGCCCCGCCACCTGCCGGCACCGAGGACGACACGCCGCCACCGGACCCGAACTTTCCGTCGCTCTTCCGCGGATGCTCCGACTCCTTGAAATTGCCGTCGTCGCGAGTGCGAGAGCGATAGAAATGTAGCACGATATGCACGAGCTAGACACCCCTCCGCCGGAGCTCGTCGCGGATCTGCTGCGCCCGCGTGGCGTTGTTCACCGTGGCGTGCTCCCTCTGGAGATCTTCGGTGTCCATGCTCTCGACCGAGCACTGATCGCGCGTGGCCGCGCGCTTGTTGGTCGCCTCGCTCTCGGCGAGCGCCCGTCCATAACTGAATGATTCCGGCATGCTGCGGCTCCTGCGCGCTGAGTTGAAGAACGCCGCGCACCAGTCCGATGCGCGGCGCAGATATTGACTCGGCCTGATCAGGGAGTCGCCGGCGGCGGGACGTTCGTATTCAGCGCCGTGTCGATCTTGGCGTCGTTGGCGTGCAGCGCGTTGAAGACCGCGTCGACCTTGGCCTGGACACCCGGCGGAAGCGTGGTGCCGGACAGAGCGTCGGCCAACTGCTGCTTGACAGAGACGATGAGAGCATTGATGCTGTCGAGGCGCGTGCTCTGCGCCTCCACGGCGGCGAGATCGTCGTCGAGTGTGGACATGATGATATTCTCCGTGTCGATGATGCGGTTCTCCCGCATCAATACTAGACGCACCATTTCCCTCAATTCAACGGCCCATGGCGGTGCATTTGACCACGGGTCATTGTTCCGATGAAAGAAGAAGCCGAGAGGTCTCATACAGATATCCTCACTTCCAGTGCTGAAGAAGACTGACCATGAAACCACCGACGGCGGCCGCCGCCATCAGCATGGCGATCATCTGACTCTTGTCCGTGGCGTGATCTTGCCTGCTGCGGTCTATGCCGGTATCGCGCCCGTGGTCCCTGTCCATCCGCGAGGTGAGACGATCTATCTTCTCGTTGGTCGACTTGCCCTCGCGATCGAAAGCGTCCGCCATCTTGTTCTGCGACTCCGACGCTGTCTTCAACGCCGCGGCGATCCGCTCGTCGTAGGCCTTGGCCAACTGGTCAGTCGCCGTCTTTACCTCGTCGCGCGCCAGAGTGACGGCCTTATCACTGAAATCCATCCTCTGACTGAGCTTATCATCAAGGTTCTTGATGGCGAGCGTTAGTGCCTCCTTGACAGCCTCGGTTGGGTCAGGGTCGGTCTTAATCACGCCGGTCGGCATTCTCACTTGCCTCTACCAGAGTCGACCACGGTGTTCCGCTTATCTATCTTCTTCGCCAGATTATAGGCCTGACATGAGCGAATAATAGACCAAGGCAGAAGTGCGAACGTGTTGATCAATGATGTAGCAGCAATGATCATCGCGGCAATCTCGCTGTTAGTCATCCTCTGTCACCACATATGTCACGGCATTTCGCATCTGCCCGGTGTCGACCAAGGTGTTCGTGCGCTTGAGCCCGCGACGTCTGCGCGCGGCCAAGGTCCCGGGCTTGAGCGGCGGCCCCACGTTGCTGTTGATCATCCTCTTGACCGCACTGGCACCCGCCT